TCACAATCAGTATTTAATAATTAATCTGGCAGACTAGGGGTTTTCCCTAGTCTACTTAACATCTTAGGAGATTAATTATGATGCAGACGGACGTAAAATCAGGACACCTTAACAACTCTGGTTTTGTTGTTTTGGGTCGTAATAGGCTTAAAGCTGTTTCTACAGTTGGCACAGCTACGGCTGGAACATTAGACATTTTTGACACAACCACAGCACCTGTTTCTGCTACATATGCAAGGACTGCTGCGGTTATTACCGTTACAAAGGTGGCTCACGGTTTGGTTACTGGAGACGTAGTTGGTATTGCGTTTGCTACCGCTAGTGGGTCATCTGGCACAAACGGAAACTACTCAATCACACGCACAGGCGCAGACACTTTTACGGTTACAGACATTAATTCTGGAACCATTGCGGGTGGGACAGTAGCAATATACGCATCACGATGGCTTGCTAGTTACGACATTGGCGCAGGTGACCTGTTTGGTAATTTTGCGTTAATTCCAGGCGAAGGCGTGCTTGTTCAAAATGGCATTTACTTGAGCATGAGCAACATAACTTCTGCCAACGTTTATTACGGATAAAAAATGTCAGAACAAATGCAAGCTGAAGCTTCATTTAATCTAGTGGGTAGGAAGATCATGCTTGGTCTTCCCGCTTACGACTTTAAAGTTTCTGTAAAACTAGCTATTGCAATGGCACAGTTTTGCGTAGAAGCGCCTAAACACGGTGTTGATATTCAAATCTGCAATATTTCTGGATGTTCCGTTGTTTCCCGTGTGCGTAACCTGATAGTTAAAGACTTTCTAGCCTCTGACTGCACTGATTTAATGTTTATTGATTCAGACATTAACTTTAACCATGCGGATATATTCCGTTTGATGGCTTGGAATACAGACCCTAAAAAAGGTATTGTAGGAGGTGTTCCTACTGCCCGTAAAAAAGGCAGTATTTATATCTCCACATTAGAGCAAGATGCAGATGGCGGTATCTATATGAATGCTTATGGTCTAGTTAAGGCTAAACGCATCGCTACAGCGTTTATGTTAATCCGTAGGGACGTTATTGAGACGTTGCGAGATAACCACCCAGAATGGCAATATCACGATGATAGAGTGGAGAATGGTCACCCAGACAAAATCTGCTATTCATTTTTTGATTTTCAATCTACCCCAGAAGGTTATGTTGGCGAAGACTATACATTCTGTGACCGTGCCGTTGCACATGGATATGAAGTTTGGATTGACCCAACCATCAAGTTAGGTCATATGGGAATTACCGAATTTGAAGGGTCGTTTGGCGAGGAGTTCCTATACCCATTGATTCGTTCAGTAGATACTAAGAAGGATGCTGCGTAATGGCTACTAAGAAAAAAGGAGTTTCTCTTGCGATTGGTCGTGGTGAAAAGTTGCCTGTATCTAAGGGTGCTGGGCTTACCGCCAAAGGTCGTGCTAAATATAATGCGGCTACTGGCTCGAATTTAAAAGCCCCGCAGCCACAGGGTGGCGCTCGTAAAAAGTCATTCTGCGCCCGTATGTCAGGGATGCCTGGTCCAATGAAAGATGAAAAAGGAAAGCCTACTAGAAAGGCTGCCTCTCTTGCGAGGTGGAAATGTTAAATATAATGGAATTATGGACTGGTGGTTTAACCATATTGATGGCAGTAATCGGATATATCATGCACGAAAAGTTTGCAGAATTAGCCCGTATTAGTATTTTATTAAACAGAACAAGAGAAGAGGTGGCTCGTGATAACGTTACTAAAGCAGAAGTTGATCGCATTATGGAACACATTGATGCTCGCTTTAACAAGCTTGAGAGCAAAATTGACCAGCTTATTCAAAAGTAAATAATGCCAAGCGTATCTAAAAAGCAGCATAATTTTATGGCAGCAATAGCCAAAAACCCATCCTTTGCTAAAAAGGTTGGTATTAAGCCCTCCGTTGGGGAGGAATTTCTTAAAGCCGACAAAGGCAAAACGTTTAAACAGGGTGGAATCATGAAAGAATCTAAAGAGATGATGAAAAAAGAAGTGTCCTTTATGAAGAAAAAAGGCGCTCCTAAGTCTATGCTCAAGCATGAGATGGCAGAAGCTGGCATGAAAAAAGGCGGAATGGCTGATTGCAAGACTGTAGCCAAGAAGGAAGTTAAGTCACATGAAAAGCGTATGCATGGCATGGCTCGTGGCGGTGGCATTGAGATCAAGGGCAAGACCAAAGGCAAGATGATTAAGATGAAAAACGGTGGAGCTTGCTAACATGAAAAAGAAAATGAAACGTTACGAAGATGGTGGAGAGATCGAATTTGAAACCAAAATGGGTTCAAATAGGTCTATTTCTGACGACATTCGTGAAAAAGCAATGAGAGCAGTTGCTGAAGGCGGTCAAAAAGACGTAGCGCCAATAGCTAAAAAAACAGTAAGAACTACGACTACTAAACTTGCAATGCCAGACTATTCAAACGAAGATTTGGATCGTATGGGCATGAACAACGACTTAAAACCAGCAAAATCTAGAATGCAGCCTGAGACAGATCGTGAAGAATACTCTCCTTGGATGAGAGAATTTAGACGAAATGAAGCTAAAGCTGCCGCTAAAACTGCATCAAAGCCTATTCCAACAGCAAAAGTTAACTTAGAAAAAACTGGGTTTGAACAAAAGAAAGAAAGAGCTTTGGCAGGTACTTCTTATAAATCTGGTGGTTCTGTTAAATCGTCCGCTTCTAAACGTGCTGACGGTTGCGCTATTCGTGGAAAGACTCGTGCATGAGACCGTCTCGTGGTATGGGAGCTATCTCTTCTTCCAAAATGCCAACTGCGGTTAAGAAAAAACGCAGGGATGACACCGACTTTACGCAATACAAAGAAGGCGGCAAGGTTAATGCCGCTGGTAATTACACAAAACCTAGTCTTCGTAAACGAATTGTTTCCCAAGTTAAAGCAGCTGCAACACATGGTACTGGCGCAGGTCAGTGGTCGGCTCGTAAAGCGCAACTAGTAGCTAAAAAATACAAGGCGGCTGGCGGTGGGTATAAATGAGTGGATTAGCAAAGTCACAACGTTCTTTAAAGGCTTGGGGAGACCAGAAGTGGACAACCAAGTCGGGGAAAAAATCGTCCGAAACAGGCGAGCGATACCTGCCAAAAAAAGCAATAGAAGCGTTAAGCCCACAGGAGTACGCAGCAACGACAAAAGCAAAGCGAGCGGGAAAGGCAGCGGGAAAACAGTTCGTACCCCAGCCAAAAAAAGTCAAAGCAAAAGTAAAGCCGTTTAGGAAAATATGAGTACCTCTGGATCAACTACCTTTAATCTAGACCTCAACAATATTATTGAAGAGGCTTTTGAGCGTTGCGGAACTGAACTTCGTACTGGTTACGATATGCGTACCGCACGTAGGTCATTGAACTTGCTTACTATTGAGTGGGCAAATAGAGGCATTAACCTTTGGACAATTGAGCAAGGTCAGATTGAGATGGTTACTGGGCAACAGATTTATCCTGTTCCCGCCAATACTATTGACCTTTTAGACCATGTTATTCGTCAGAATAACGGTGTTACAAGCAACCAGATTGACATTAGCATTACCCGTATTTCTGAGTCTACCTATTCAACCATACCCAATAAGCTGACAGAAGGTCGCCCTATTCAAGTTTGGTACAACCGCCAAAGCGGGATGAGTAATTTAACTACGGCAACTTTAAACGGCACTATTAACTCTACAGCTACTACTATTACCGTAAGTAATGCAAGTTTACTTACCAGCGCTGGGTTTATACAGATTGACAATGAAATCATTAGCTATCCCAACGTCTCTGGGAATCAATTAATCAACTGTTATCGTGGTCAATACGGCACAACTGCTGCCGCCCATACGACTGGCGCTGCAATAACTAGCAAAAATATTCCTTGTATCAACGTTTGGCCCACCCCTGATGCTGGTGGTGGTCCGTACACCTTTGTTTACTGGAGATTGCGTAGAGTCCAAGACGCTGGAACAAACGGCACGATAGAACAAGACATTCCGTTCCGTCTGTTACCTTGTATGGTGTCAGGTTTAGCTTTCTATTTAGCTCAAAAATTGCCAGATGGACAGCCAAGATTACAGTTTTTAAAGAATGAATACGAAGAACAATGGTTGATGGCATCCACCGAAGATAGAGAGAAAGCATCCTCTAGGTTCGTGCCAAGGACTACG